GAGTTTGCATAGTCAGACCACTGGCTGGTGCCGGACAGCGTCACCTTGTTGACGTGGTTGGTCGCGTTGAACACCGCGTTCGCGACACGCAGCTCGCGATCCAGTGTCACCAGCTTCATGACAAACTCAGCCGCGTTGGCGACCGGATCAACGCCATCCGGCGCGTTGCGCACGTCACTGACCGGAACAACTTCATCCAGGCCATACTCGTACACGGTCGCCGGCGTCAACGTGCCCTGCGACTCGACCTGGTTCGGCGCGCTCTTGCGGCCAACGCGTGTTTCCGGCACCGAGAACTGATCCGCCATGTTCTGCGACAGATATTTGAAGTCCTGCTGACCGACCGGCACGCGAGGCATGACGGCGTCCGCGATCATCTTGGCATTGCGATAGGCAATGACTACGGCACGGATTACTGCCGCGTTGATTGGAAATGGTGCTGCTGCACTCATGTTTTGCTCCTAAGTAGGAAATTGTAAAAAGAGAACCGGCGAAAGGTAGGCGGCTTAGCCCTGGATCAGCTCGGCGCCGACGAAAACGCTACCGATGTCGCCCAGCACACCGGAAACTTCCGCGTAGCCAATCAGACGGTTGTTCACGCCAGCAGCTGGCGCAGCCGGTACGGCGCGACCGAGCGCGTCAGACGTCAGCGGCTGGCCGCGCGTAACGGCGGCGCCGTACTCAACTTCAGCCAGGCCAGAGCGGACGATGTCGGGGCGCTCGCCGACGGCATATGCAAAGCCTTCCGTCACGCCGATGATCATGTCGGTCGCCGCAGCAGCTTGAACAACAGTGCCGTCCGACGCACCGAAGCAGACGATGCGATACTTTGCGAGCGCAGTGCCGGCGATGTAATTGATGATGGAACTTGGGACACGCATGGGGATTCCTTTTCAAAACAATAGGGTTGAACTGCTATCGAGCCGAGTGCTTACGCGCTCAGCTCTGCGACGGCGCGTGTAGCAGCGGCTGCATAGGAGATTTCACGGCCTGCGGCCTTCTCCGACGCGAAGATCGCGGCCGTGCGGACTTGGATTTCCTTATCCGTGGCTTTAACCGGCTTCTGCAACTCTTCAACCGGCTTCACCGCAGCCGGCGCTTCAGCGGCCTGCGCGCTGGCTTGGCCCGCGAGGTTGGTGCGTTCTGCCGCGAGAATCTGGCCGGCCGCCTGGTCTGGCGTCGTCTTGCCGTCGGCTTTCAGCTGCGCGACGAGCGCGGTGTGGCCTGGCATCGAATGGGCTTCGATACCGAGGATGCGCTCACGTTCGGCAGTGGCACCCAGCGCGAAGAACTCGGCACGCAATTGCGCGAAAAGCGAGGCGTGATCACGCTCCAATACCTCGCGGGTCACTGTGTTGTCTGGATCTGGCATTACGTTTTCCTTTTGAGTTGGGGTGTGGGTCGGCGCAGCACCGGCGCTTATCACGGTTTGATTGGTGCTGGCATTTGGCGCGTCACCGGCGCCGCCTGCAGCGGTTTTCCCAGAAGCGAACGAAGCCTTGCGGCGGGTTGCGAACTGGGAAGGGTCGGCGGCCAACTGCTCGACCATTGCATCGACGGTGGAAAATCCATCCACCAGTCCAGCATCGATCGCTTGCTGACCAATGAACACACGGCCGTCGGCCATCTGTTCGAGAACGTCATCTGTCGTTGCGTCGCGATGTGCTGCCACCGCATCGACGAAGACGGAATAAATGTGGTCTACCTGGTCCTGCAGGTACTGCTTGCCCTCGTCACTCAGCGGCGCAGTGCTTGAGGCAATCCGCTTGTAGCGCCCGGCGGTGATTTCCGTAGTCTGTCCGCCGGTCGCCCGCGGACTGTAGTCGTGAGTCGCTACGACGCCAATGCTCCCGACGTTCACGGTCGGCCCGCTGATATAGACAGCGTTCGCGGCTGATCCGAACCAATATGCGGCGCTGGCCATCGTGCCTTCACTGATCGATACAATCGGCTTCTCAGCCGAAAGCGCATGAATTGCCGCCGCCAGCTCTGGCGTGCCAAAAACGCTGCCGCCTGGTGAGTCGATCACCAGAATCAGTGCCTGCACGCGCGGATCAGCGACCGCAGATTCAATCTGCTGCGTCAACATCTGCGCCGAGGTGCCGCCACTCACCCGCGTGAACAAGTTGGCCTTCGGCGCGATCACGCCATCAATGCTGAGCACCGCGACACCGCCGTCGCGCAGTTCGTAGTCTTGGTTTTCGTTCGCCAGCGGCCGGTTCAGTCGGGCCTCGATCGCCTCAATGTCGATCTTGTCTCCGCGAAAATGCGTTGCGTAGATCGCCTGGATCTCGCGCAGCTTGTCTTCCTGGATCGCCCAGGGGCTGGTCAAAATGTCGAGAAGTTTCATAGATTCGGGCATAAAAAAGCCCCGCACTCGGCGGGGCTTGCTTCGATGTGAGGCCGCTAATCCTGCTCCTGCGAGACAGGGGCAGGACGAGCGACTGGCGCCGGGACGTCGAGCAGACCGCCGTCCCTGCGCATGGTGTTTTCCTTCACGCGCTGGTTATGTTTCGATTCCCAATCACCACCATCGTACGCGGCGACTTCTTCCTCAAGCGTTGTCAGGCCGATGTCAATGCGCTTTTCAATGGCGTCTGCTTCCTTCAGCGGATCAAGGCTGCTAGGACCATCTCCAAGCCACACGGCACCACTCCACGCCCTGCGAATCGCTGGGTCGGCAAAGAAGCCTGGCGCCACAATGCGACCAGTGGCAACAGCCTCGGCCAGCCACGTCTCATATACAGGCTGGCAGAAGTTGTCGGCCAGCCACATGCGACGAATCTTGAAGAACTGCCAGGCCTCCAGCAAGGCAGCGCGCGCGGCGCTGTAGCTGGCGGTGTAGTGCTTGATCAGCACTTCAAACGGCAATTCCAGCGCGACGCCAATTTGACGAAGGATCGCTTGCACGAACGGATCGAACGCCTGGTTGGGCCGTCCAGGATTGGCGACGTTAGCCTTCTCCCCTTTCGCCAGATCGATAATCGCCCCGGACGACAGTTCCAGCTCGTCGCTTTTGGCTGCTGGCCCCGCACTTGCCAGCAGGTCCATGGTCTCCGCCTCGTCGTTCTCATGCTCGATAAAGACGGAGAACATGCCCGAAATCACTGCCGCCATGATCTCAGCCTCGGTGTACCGATCGAGCTGCTTCAGCGGCTCAATGACTGCCGCCAAATAAGGCTCGCCGCGATGCTGGTCTGGCCGCAAGCGTTTGAAAAGGTGGATGACGTTCGTGCGTCCCGTCTTCTCACCCCGCGCAGCAATCCGCGTGAACGTCAGTTTCGACTTCAACCGCATGCTGCCTGGATGCTGATCGGCGACGTGTACTGCCGACATGGCGCCGAATTCGTCCAGCTCAATACCACCGAAAATCGTTGCGCTTCCCGTTTTATCGAACGGGGTCAGCACGCGGTCCGCTTCAACCAACTGCACTTTTGTGCCGTAGATGCATCCGGGCACGATGCGCGACGGCAGCACGCCTAGCACATCGCCATTCACCAACGATGAACGAAACGCCAGATCCTGCAGACCATAGAAATTTTGCGTTCCCGTTGCATCGCACTCAAGGCGGTTTTCAGCCCAGAGGCGATACTCGCGCGTCGTGTGCTTCTGCCATGCCGACACGGCCGCCTCATCCATGCCGAGATAGTCACCATCGATGACCGGCCGCATTGCCAATCCTGTACCGACGACTTTCGTCACAACGGTATTGACGGCGCCGACGGCGATCGGCGCATTGCGCATCAGATCGCGCGAATGTTCCCGTAGGGTCGGCAGATCTGGCAGCAGATCATCGTCGGGGCTGTTGCCTGTCGTGAACCAATTCCGAAAGCTCCGCCGCGAGCGATCGGCGCCTACATACGACCCGAGCATTGCCATGTGCGCACGCGCCTGAAGTCGCTTTTTCCCTTGCAGCGGATCGAAGAACGACACCATCCGATCGACGAGATTCGGCGCCACGGCGACTGCCGGCTTGCTGCGCGTGCTCATCGCGGCACCCCATAGGTGATTCGACGGCCAGGACGCCGACCTTGCGCAACTGCAGTCAGGCGAGCGACACGCGCCTCCCAGAATTCAATCTGAATCCTGATTTCAGACGCGTCCGCTTTGCGCAACTTGCGCGTGCCGATCGTGTATTCCTGACTTAGCGCGACAGCGAGACTCGCCGCCATCCAGGCGCTCAGCTGCTGCTGCGCCTCTTCCAATGTCATTCCGTTCATAACGCTTCCTATGAAATGCCCCGCGAACGTACGCGCCGGCCTCCAGAGGTCGGCGCTGCCTGTGCAGACGTCTGCACAGGTGCGGTTGAGTTGGTTTCT